CGCACTATGCTAAACTGTTGTTGTATTGTTGCCAATACAAAATAGCCAACGTCAGCGGTATTATCTGCTGATTGCATGGCATATTCTCTAATAAGAGGTTGATGTTCTGCAAACATTTTATTTCTCCAAAATTTTACCAATTATTTTGTATATATTTTTTATTATGGTTGTTTGTATATCTTTTATTATATTCTTTTACGCATCTATTAGATATTACCTCAATTATTTTATCATATTCTTTTAGTAATTTGTTGTAATAACTAGAGTTTATGGGATGCAATTTCATTGCTTCCTTAACATCTTTCAATGCAAAAGATAATTGATTGTCGCTATATGTTTTGTAAGTTATACCCATTTATTTACCTTTCAAAATAAGTTTACCTGCTTCTAATCTAATACTTTCTTTTGGAGTATTCAACCATTGATGCATTGATAATGCTTTAACCATATTTTTAACAGCCCATTTTGGTTGATTACCTACAATTTTTCTAGCTTCTTCCAGTGTCATTGCGTATCTCCTATGCAATACCTAAAATTTCGTAGTGTTTTCTTGCTGTTTTGTATTTAATTTTAATAGTTGTACCTTCTATCTGGCTAGGTACTAAAGCATACACCCAACCTGCGTCTGTAGGTGTTACCATTTCCATGCCATTATCAAAGTTAAATTTAAACTTTGGGTTGCCATTGCGAGAGTTTTTCAATCTCTCAATAGATTGAACTTTAAACGTATTTGTAAAAGTCATATGGTTTGCCATGATAAATTCTCCTATTTAATTAATATAAATCATACTCATCGTTATCATAGATAAGTTGTTGTTTATATTGTGCTTTTTCTTTTGGACTTTCTT